GGTTCATCACCGCACGAATGCCGCCAATTGTGCCGAGGGTGGAAACAAAGTTATCCAGCAGCCATGCTTCCCGATAATCTGGCGTCATCACGGCTGTATTGTCACTGAACAATGAATTGTAGTTATCCAGAACTTCAGATGCAGTCAATTCGCGGGCGTAGACAGCGCCGCGATAAAACGCTTGCCCATATGGGCTCGAAAAGCTGGGCGGGCTGGTGTCACGCTGGCGGCCATTGATGACCATGCGGTGACCAGATGCGGATTGAATATTGGGCGATGGTGTGGAAACTTTGGTTTGGTCAACGTTGCGCTCTTTGACGCAGCGGCCATTGATATAGATTTTCCACTTGCCGTAACCATCGTGGGTAATCAAAACGTGCGTAAATACGCGATCTTTTACCGTGGTGCCAGATTGCCATGGCTGCACATACTCAAGATCAAACCCGGTTGCAACCTGCGGCATGTCGAAATAGTCTGTCACGGCTACGGCCAAAGCGTCGGCAAGTGACGAGTTAGACAAGGCCGGGTTGATCTGCATTCCGTAGCTCACGCGACCGGTGCCATATCCGTCTGCGCCACCTGAGCGCCACAGCAAAGGCAGTTGCAGCGTTTGGTCATTTACCGGCGTGCCGCTAGGCGGAATGGTGAAATGCGCTGTGCTGACGTTGTAGTGAGCCCCCGCCCACTCCAAAGACAACGCGCCATTGATATTCAAGCTGTCATCGGTGCCGCAGTCGATATAGCCCGTGCTGTTGATCTGGATGTATTTGGACGAACGCAATGGGCGAGGGGCAAAAATATCAGAACCCATCGTTGCGTCACGTTGTTTACGGAAGGCAACCAGCGTATATGTTTTAGCAGACGCGCTCAGGCCACTGTCAACAGTCACGCGGCCACCCACCACCGCCGTGATCTTGGATGCTGTCAATTTCCCGGCATCGGCCATCAGTGACAGCGCAAACCCCGTACCCACGCTGGATGTCCACATGATCGGCGATGTGCTCGTGGTGTTGCGGGGGAAAATGAAAACGGCTTCCAGTTCGTCAAACGGCACATTGACAAACCGCGTGCCGCCAGTGCCAGCGTAGGTCGTGACGTGCACACAATCGCCACCACCCAAGAAAGCCAAGGCTGCGCAAGCCTCGCCAGATGCACCCGACCAAATGTTGATGTCTGCGCCTTGGCCAACCGTCACAGTCCCATCAGCGTTAATGACCGTGGATGTGGCGACCGTTCCATCGGCATGGAAAGCGGTCTGCCCAAAAACAGCCACCACGGCCTGCTGCACGTTGTCGCGTTTGAACCAAGCTACCTTTACTGGCAAGCCTTTCCAGTATTCGATTGTGCGTGTTGCAAGCTGGCTACCAGTGTGATCAGACCAGGCCGTGTTCGTGCCGTTGTCCTTGAACGCGAAGTAGTGATAGGTCACGCCGGTCGTGTTGACTTGCAGCGTTTCTGTCGCCGCCCCGGTTGGCAGCGTAAATCCCGTAGATGTCGGAATAATTTGAACCTGAGAACCATCGGGGACGAAATGAAAACTTCGGTCGTAGTAAGTCTGTGGCACAACCCAAGCCGCGCCCAAAGTGGATTCGGCCTTAACGATAATAAACGTGGGTCGCCATCCAAGCGTGATAACCGGCGCAGTAACTTGGTCACCGGTGTATGTCCCTGAAGCTGTCAACGATGCGCCATCGGTAACCGCGCCAGTGCCCACGACTGGCGGCTTCTCGGTATTTGGTTCGGCCATTGGGTGGCCAATACCCAACACATAATGCTGCGTGCCGCTAATCGTCGCTGATCCAGCCATGATCAATACCTTTCGTTTCGCTTGTTCGTGTCAGCCCACAAGGCATCCAGGTCAATACCCGTGACAATGCGGCCATTATGGCCGGTTATGGGGAATTTTGGCAAGGTTTTGGGTTCTTCTGCTTTAGTTTCCTGCCAACTTAGCGCCAACATGCGGAAAGCATCAGCACAGTGGCTAGAAAAATCGTGCCTTGGTTTCTCGCGGAATGCCTTCTTGTCGTCGTCCCATTCTCGCTGATATTGTTTAAGCACTTCAACTGCTTCGCCACAATTGGTTTTATCAAACCAAACGCGGGGCAGCATCAAGCGCGTCGCTTGGATGCCGTCTTGGACTGACAAGCTGGGCACAATTGCCAGCTTGCTCACGCCCCCCAGTTGGGGCACAAGCTGCTCAATGATGGAGCGCCCACCGCTTGCAAGTGTTTTAGCCCTGGCATCATGAGGCAACCAATGGCGCGCATATCTGTAACCCTTATCGTTTACAGCCTTAGCGTAATCATCAATCGAGAGCCCAGACGCCGCATAATAATCAATGCAATGGACTTCCGACTGGTTGACTTGGTAAAACCAAATAGCCGTATCGTCGTGATAACCCAAATCCCACGCCGTATAAACAGGCAAAGTCGGATCATATTCCACCTCTGTGACTCGCCCGGATTCTTCAGCCTGGCGCAGTTCTTTCCCGTAATATGCGCCAAGTATTGCAGCCTCAAACGAGCATTCAAACTCTTGGTCATATTGGTCTTGCGTCATGCCTTGACGAGCATCGGCCAATTCTGATTCGGGCAACAAACCAGAGGTGCTGGCCCTGATACTGGCAGCAAACCATTTATCAGACGCTTGAGCAGTGCGCCATATTTCATAAAACGCATTGTGCCCCTTTGGGGTTCCAATGAACACTGCCCACCCTTGGCGGTCAGCAAGCAAAGGCCGGATAATTTCACCCCAAACGCGTGGCCGCATATCCGCGTATTCATCAAGAATCACGCCGTCCAAATACAGGCCCCGCAGCGCGTCAGGATTATCAGCACCAAACAAACGAATGCGCGCGCCATTGAGCAATTCAACCCAAAGCTCTGATGCATTGGCATTTGTGCGCACTGGCTCAGAAAACCTAAGCAAGTAATCCCACGCGATACTTTTGGCCTGGGAATAAAAAGGGGCGATATATGCATACCGCCCATTTGTCTTGCCATCAATAAAAGCACGGCGTATCAGATCATTGATACACGAAACTGTTTTGCCAGCGCGGCGGTGGGCAACAAGACACGCCCAACGAGTTTTGCGGGCGTGAAACTCCTTAAACGCATCTCGCGGCGCATAAGGAATAACAATCTTGTTCAATCGTCCTGCCATGTGACCGTGTGCTGAATTGGTGATTCAGCATCACCAGCCACTTGCACCTTATCGCCGTATTTCTTTGGGCTCCATTTGGCAAGCAATTTCATCCGCTGGTCAACTCGCAGTTTTTGATGCGCAACCCAAGCGGGGTCAATTTTACCGTCAGGCCCCCGCTCTGGAATATCGTCGCAAATATCGATGGTTGATTCTCCAATAGAATCAAACCCGACATCACGCGCGCGCGCGATCCGTGTGGCTACATCTGGGCGCGCATCAATCCAATCATAAACGGTGCGCCACTGGGGCATGTGCGCATCCCTGCAAATGCTACGGAGCGTCTCCCCGTCGGAAAGACGCTCGCAAATTTCATCGACTGCTGCCTCAGTAAATGTGCTGGGACGCCCCATCATTTATCCCCCAACCTAGCTTCCCCATAAAGCGCCGCATAAGCCACAAGATCATGCAGCGAATCTTCATGCGGTTGTGCGCGTGTATTGTCGCGCACCATTTTCAAAATTGCCAGCAAAAGCCATCCGTGAGATTCAGTGATCGCTTGGCCGGTGATGGCATTGAACGCGGCAACCGCTTTTCCCATGCTGCGTTCACCGCCTTGCTGATCGTATTGTTTCCCACGCTCTTCCATAATGGCGGCGGCTTGGGAGAGGATGTTTTGTGCGTTCATGTGTTGATGCGTTGATGGACGGCAAAGGCCCGGCTCCCCCACATCCACGAGCCGGGGTCGCGGTCAACCACGCGGAACGGGCGTGCGTGGGGGTTGCTGGATCATATCACAAATTGTCTTTGACAAGCCAGATGCGCGCCTTGCCGTCTTCACAATTGCTGTGTTTGATGATTTTCATGCCGGTGATCTTGTTGCGTTGAATCCACTTGCGCAGCGCATTGCACACGCATTCGGACTCGCTGCGCTCGCACGCAATGCAGGAGCCGGGCTTCATGTTGGAAAACAAGGCGTCGTATTTGCCATTGATCCGAATGTTTTCGGGCAGCGGCGTGTTGTGCTCCACGCGCAGCATGGAGGTGTCCACGATTTTTTGACGGCGTGGGCGCTTGGCGACTTTTGGGAAGGGGCTGGGGTGTGTCATGGTTTTTCCTTTTTCGTCGAACACGTCGGGCATTGCATAAGCCCTGTGCGTGGGTTTTTCTTGAACCCACCGGGCGGACGCCACAAATTGCACGACATGCAGTGTTTTGTGACCCCGCCCGAGCCCAGGGGCTGCTCGGTGGTGTTTTTGCCGAAGCGGTTTGTTGGACGGCGTAGGGTCATGTGTTGGCCAAAAGATCCACCAGATCCGCAGCATGAACCTCAGCATGCTTGTTGGCGATTTTGTTGAGCAGCGTACGGGCACGCTCGCCCAAAGGGGTGGGATGGAACAACGATGTCAACTTGAGGATGCTAATCATTTCGTTGAGGTCGTCGTCGCCAGTGGGGGCTGCCAGGTGGTCACGGATGACATACGCCAATGTTTCGTGACTGTTGCCAAACCCTGGCGTCCTGACCATGGTTTGTGCGCCAAGCAAAAAAGCTTTGTGAATCTCGTTGAACAAATCCACATGGGCATCTGCAAATGCTTGTTGGTCTTGCATGGTGGTGCTCCTTAAGATTGGGAATTGTCCCAAACGAAATAGCCGATCAAACCGCCGACGCCAACGATGACGCCCGCGACGAATGAGATGATGATGGTGAGTGTCATGATGTTGTGCCCGGTGGCGTGCCGGGCGTTTTGTTAATCTAAGCCGTCGCCGGAGCCGGAGCCGGAGCCGGAGCCGGAGCCGTCGCCGGAGCCGGAGCCGGAGCCGGAGCCGGAGCCGGAGCCGTCGCCGGAGCCGTAGCCGGAGCCGGAGCCGTCGCCGTAGCCGTCGCCGGAGCCGGAGCCGGAGCCGTCGCCGGAGCCGTAGCCGTAGCCGGAGCCGGAGCGAAATTTACTTGTAGGCATTGATTGACTCCTGAGCGACGGTTGTTGCCGGGATCAACTCACACACGCCCGTCAAGTAAAGCACCGGAT